ATGTAATGTGTATAGATACCCACATTACATTTTCCACGAAAAAACCCCCATCACCTTTCTGGTGTGAGGGTTTAATCGTCGCTTTGCAGATTGTGAAAGCGTAAATCTGTGAATAACAAATAGGAGACAAATAGAAATGAAAAAAAGTTACATCGTCCATCCTTGGACATATTAAGTATACCATATATCATATATTTTGTCAATACTAAATTCAAAAATAAAAATAGGCTCAAAATGGCTTTATATTTCCATTGCTGAGAGCCTACTATATAAAGTTGGTTAATATATTGTCAATAATCGCTCCGCCGAGCATATTCATGCGATATCCTTATGCGTGGATAAAGCTTCATTATTATGTGACTTAAATATATCACCTAATTTTATTATAAATTATTTTATTTTATTTGTCAATAGACATATTTACTTTTTTGATGTTTTATGCTATAATATATGTGAAAGGAGTGGTAACGTGACTAAAGAAGAAATCTATGGTATTTTGGCTATGGAAGACGAGGACGAAAGAGAATCATCTATTGACACTATGAGCGCCCGCGATGGCGAAGCTTTATCAACTATTGAAACTTTAACAGCTGATAACGAGAATTTGCGTTCAGATGTAGCCGAAAGAGATGAACAGATTTCTAAGTTATCTAAAGACATTGATGTGTGGAAGAAACGTGTTGACAGATTGTCGGATGTTAATCGCGCGGGATTTGTCGAAGATAAAATGGAAAAAGATTTTAAATCACTAGAAGATTATTTTTACAAAGAATGAGAGGAGATTTTATGTCAAGATTATCAAAAATGCCAGATATTAACGAGGTTGGAAAAATGTCTGGTGCTGAGCTTTTAAACTTAGCAGTAAGAGAAGTTAATAACCCAGAGCTTAACAAAGCTATTGGTGACACGACTATTGATTCTTCAACATTCGGACAGATTGGTCAGATTATCAATTCGAATGACGCTTGGAGAAACCAGGTTTATTACACACTTTTTAACAAAGTAGGACTGTATGAAATGGGATACGCTGTAGCTACCGACAAATACGGTGCGCTTATGAGGGATTATTTGTCAATCGGCGGAGCTGTTGATGAAATCGAAATGGACAAGATTAAGCCAGTTAAATACAACCCAGAAATCCAGTGGCAGGACGCACTGAAACAGTATATTCCAAAATACTTGGAAATGTTCCATACTCCAAACAGAAAAGAGCGTTATTCTTTAACTGTTAACCCAGAAATGGCTAAACGTGCATTTAGTAGCGAGCAAGCTTTTAGAAGATTTTTGGACATGCAGTTTGCTGTAGCGGCTGAATCAAACAAAATTGACCGTAACTATTGGTTCTGGAATTTGTTTAAATATGTTGCTGAAAACATTGCTTATTATGTTGAAATTCCAGGTTTCGGCACAAAAGAACACGCTGAAGACACAACCGTTCTTGTTCGTCAGTGGGGATTAGACTTATTATTTCCAAGTGATAAATTTAATGTAGCAGGGTTTACTCGAGAAGTTTCTCCAGAAAATATCTTTATTATCATGAAGAACAGCGCAAAGGCGTTCCAGAGTGTTAAGGTATTAGCAACATCTTATCATATGCAGGAAACCGAGTTTATTGCTAACCATACGTTAACTGTCCCTACATGGGTTGACCTAGGAGAAAACGTTGAAATCTTAATGGGTGATATCAATGCATTTAGATGTTACGTTAATTTATACGCAAGCGACTTCAATCATAACGGTGCTGTTATGGGTGATACTCACTTCTTGCACGTTCATGAAACTTATTCATCTTCTATTGTTTATCCTGTAATTGCTTTTAAATCATCCGCTATTACTCCATCAGAATTAGGAGATTTTAAACCAGCTTCTAATACTATTCTTAACAAAGGCGATACGGAAATGGTTTCTATTCCTGTTACTGCTGGTGACAATAAACAGGTGCATTATACGCTTACAGGTAATACAGCACCAGAAACTCAGATTCAGCCTTGGGGGTTGTTGTATGTTGGTCAGAATGAACAGGCGAGTGTTATCACAGTAACCGCAACTATTGAGGATGGAAATAACGGAAGTCCAGTAACAAAGAGTGTAACTTACCAGATTAGAGGTAACGCGCCGAAGTTCGGATTTGTACATCCGCAAGACCACTCCGTCATTAAAAAGGGTGAAGTAGTGCAGTTAATGGCTTCTTTATCAGAGGGTCAAGCACCTATCACTTACAGCATTACCACTACTGGAGTGCATTCTGGAACAACTATTACTCCAAGTGGTCTATTGACTATCAATACCGCCGAAACACAGCCAAAAATCACAATTAAGTTACAGGCAGGTGTTACTTCCACAACCGTTGAATATACGATTGCAGACGCTTAATGTGGTTTGCTAATTTATACAGGAATGTAGATTGTCAACCGTCTAACGATAATGTTAGATGGTTTCAATCTCGTTCTGAACAAAAATCGTATTTTGAATCTAGGAAAATAAGTTCAGCGGTTGTTACGCCTATTAAAGACATGAATGTGATTGCGTTGGATGTGGATATAAATACTATGAGAGATGTCCCGTATTTGTCTTTTGGTGAAGACGGTGGAAAAGAAATTTATGCGTTTGTTGACGATTGCCAGTACACAAACGAAAGAAGAACATTAGTATATTATACTATTGACGAGTGGCAGACATATATGTTTAATATCGAATGGAATCCCATGATAGTCGAACGTGAAAATGTAACAGATGATGGAATAGGGAATCATTTAGAGGATGAAAACTTGTCTATAAAAGATATGTTGACCGTTAGTGAGGTTGGGAGTGGTTTCTTTAACCCAGCTGATTATCATATTATTATAGGGTACGCCGAAAAACCAGACGGAGGAAATGTAAATCAAAGAATAACGTGCAATATTTTTAACGGTGTCGAATATGAGGATTGCGGAAAAGGTAATGTAGGCGCACAACGCGCAAGGGAGATTTTAGAACAAATGCACGGTAAAGAAGACGCTATCGTCGGTTTATATATGTGCCCAGAGAAATTATTTAACGATTCTGCAATACCTAAACAGCTTAAATTTAATTTACCTGCACGACCATCTTCATTCGGTGGTTATGTCCCTAAAAACAATAAGTTATTTACTTATCCGTATGTTGATTGTTTAGTTGCTAACGGAAACGGTCAAACGCTCGAATTAAAGTATGAATTTTTAGAAAATCTGGAAATGACTGTAGAATTCTCTTTTGGTTTAAACATGGAAGCCGAAGCATTTCCTAACAATTACATGGGTGAAACTAATAACGATTTATATAAACTAACGTTAAATAACTTTCCTATGTGTGCGTATATTGTCGATTCATATAAAGCATGGGTCGCTCAGAATCAAGGACAGTTTAGGTACAATATTGCTTCTTCTTTGGTTTCTGGTTTTGGCACTGGTGCGTTAGCAACTGGTTCATTGTTAGGCGGAGCGGCGGCGGCACTTGTTTCTGGCGCAAGTACAGTTAACGGAATATTGTCACAGAATGCAAGAATGACACGTGTACCAGATACAGCAAGGGGAACTACTTCTGGTGACGCAGGATTCGCTAACGGTAGGGCAGACTTTAGGGCACGCTCTAGAACGATAACCAAACAGGAAGCAATGATATTTGATGATTATTTAACCCGTTATGGGTACAGAGTTATGAGGTACAAAGTTCCAAACTTAACTACTCATTCGTTATTTAATTTTGTTAAGGCTATTGACCCAAACATAACGGGGAATATACCATCAAAATATCTTAACAAAATCATTGATAGAGTAAGTGCAGGTGTAACCCTAATGCATACCGATTTGCAAAAAGTAAAAACAAACTATATGGAAAATGAGGTGATAAGCAATGAAAACACTTGACGAATTAACGACACGAAGTAATATATCGAAGTGTACTACTTTTTATTTAAGTGACAAGCAAGCGAGTAAGATACAAATTGACTTGGACAATGATAGAATATGGGCATATTATATTGATAAATTTATTGAAGATTTAATGTCGTTGTTTGTTTGGAAAGGATTGCCAGATGGAATTACCTCTTTTATTTTAGAATATATGCTTATGGCAAACGGGAGTTTTGTATTATATGATGATGACGGGATATTAAAAGCGTCTCGTTATGTAATGGTAACGTGGGATGATTACTTTAAGCCGGTGACAGTAAGAACCGTTAATATTGCAACTGATAAAGGCTTAACAGGTAAGTTATTATATGATGATGAGTTTATTTATTGTTGGAATAGCAATACAGGATTGCCGGTGTTTAATGTTGCAACTACTATTGCCGAAAGATTAGCAAAAATTGAAAGAACTATTGATTATATCCATAGGCAAATGAGAAGACCTACATTGTTTAGCGGTACTCAAGCATTGAAAAGTACAGTTGATAACATCATGAACGAAAATGACCCAAAAACATGGTATGTAGTTGACAAAGATTTAAGCGGAATAAGCGGAGTACCAGTAATTAGTGGTGATGTTGGAAAAGGTTTAGACGTACTTATGAATATGCGTAAAATGTATTTACAAGAATGGGATACAAGAGTAGGGTTACACACTATTATGAATGACAAGTCTGAACGCCTTACAGAGTTTGAGGGATTAAGTTTTTCAGAAGCTGGAAATATAAACATTAGCGGAATGTATCAGCAAAGGATTGCTTTTAGAGATTGGGCACGGGAAAGATTTCCCGAAAAATGCTCAGAATTAGATGTTTCATATAGTCCGTTTATTCGTGTGCGTGGTGAAGAAGTGCCAGACGGTTATGAAGAAAAAGAGGTGTATGACTTTGTTGGTGAGTGATATTATAAGAAGTGGGTATAAAAACACTGATTACTTTAACACAAATTTTATGGAAATGATAAGGAATCAGCGTTCTAGGATTTTTGGTTTCGATTATCCGATAGACCCAAAATTTAAAGAAGACTTTGAGGTTAATTTTATCTTGCATTTCTTTAACTATCGTATTTCTGACACAGTAGAAGCGCATACGTATTTATCGTGGCAGACAATGCTAGCTGATAGAATGTATCAGTTATTTCCGTTGTATAATCAATTTTTCGAGAAGATTACAAAAGAAGATATAAGCGGAACAGAAAAGTATGTTTCACGTGAAACGTTTGATGAGGATACATCTAATGATAGTATGTCAAATAGTACATATAACGATAATACACATGTAACGGAAGAGAGTGAACAGAAAACAGATAATGTTAATCGAGACTTTCCGTTAAGCTCCGTCACCAATACTAACGCTTATATGACAGATTCCCAAGATAACAAGGTGACAAAAATTTTTGAGCATAACGCCGAATCAATAGGTGATAATATTACCACTGGTAATGATGTAGGGAATAGAAATTTCACCAGAAATAAAACTGATGAAAAAATGATGATTGATTTTGATTATTATAAACGATTCCGCGAAGAACTAAACGGAATTTATAGCGAAATATATAAGTTTTGCTGTGATTTGTTTATTTGTGCATGGTAAGGAGGAATAACAATGGAGGTATATAAACCTAAAACAATGCCATACGACATGAAAATTGATGACGCTTTAAAATTTGCAAGAAAGGAGCTTTATTTGGTAAATCGTTCGTTACGTTCTCTTGACAAATGTTCTGATTCAGTCACTTATGGTATGGTATTATCTTACAAAGTTTGTATAATGGAAAAATTAAGTGAACTTAAAAAACTAAAAATAGGTGGAATAGAAAGGGTTAACGTGTTACAATGAAAGCAGGACAAAAGATGAATACTGATGATGGGAAATATCAAGTTTGTTTATTTCCGTGTGATATAATGAATATCACCCAGTTATCTGGTTCGGATTCATTTTCACATTGTTGCGGACATCCTATGGATATTATAGGCAACAGCGCTCGTTATCCATTATATGCTCCGTGTGATTGTCACTTAATATATCAAGATAGCGTCGGAAATACTAGAGGTTATCAATCAGATAATGAGGTTGCAACACCAAGCGGAATAGGTTATGTATGCTTTAGTTTTACGCATGATGAAAATCCGCCGTCGGCAACAAAATTTAAACAGGGTGATTTGATATCCCATACAGGTATAGCAGGGCAAGCATACGGGGACCATTGCCATCTAGACCAAGCGAAAGGTCAGAATAAGGGTCTTGTATCCTATGGTATTACTTGCGCAATGGGGAATCCATGTTATGCTTTGCAAGACAGTGCAGAACCAGTTGACATATGGTATATAAATGATACTACTGTAGTTAACACTATGGAGCTTATATTTAAAAAGTATGATGGAGGGGTTACACCGCCGACACCAACACCAACAAAAAAGAATAAAATGAAACTTATGTATTATATGAAAGGATGGAACATGAGATATGGCAGATTTTAGACCCACATTTCCGTTTGACCCAAATATCAGACCAGTAACAAACAACCTTAAATGCTCGGTTAATACAATAACTCGTTATGATATGGAGTTTATAAAAGCGTATAGCGACAAAGAATTATTACACGCCTTGTGTTATCAGATTGCAAACGTTATTGATATGCTTAACTTAACGCAAGAACAGTTTGAAAAGTTGGTGGCGTGGATAAATGATAATTTATGGGAATATGCTAGTAACTTACTACAGCAGTGGCTTGAACAAGGGTTAATTAAAATAGGTGTTAACTATAACGCTGAAACGGAAACGTTAAGCTTTGTTTTCAAACGTTATAAGGAGGTAGAGTAATATGCCAGAGGTAGCTAATCTAGAATTTGAAGATGGAACATACTCTATTAAGGATAAAACAGCAAGACAGCAGGTTCAAAACATCATTAACAATAATCTTCCTAACAAAGCAAGCGCTAGGATTTGGAACGTTGTTACTGATGGAGGAGCAGACCCAACAGCTGGCTCATCTTCACAAGCCGCTTTTGATAAAATAGCTAGTATTATTGACAAGTATGATTACGTTTACATACCTAAAGGCGGATATTTACTAAACAAGCTATTTATATGCAGTAGCAAAGTGATATGTGATGGACAGACGATTGATGAAAACCCAGATAGTAAGATATTAGCTGTAAAAGAAATACCAACCGTTTATCCAAGTTTTAAATTATTAAAACAAGTTGAAAAGCCAAGTGACGGCAATAGTTTTCAAGGTTGGTGTTATTTAACGGATGGGAACGATTATACGGGCAATGTCTTAGCCGTTAATAGAAATGCTAGTACAAATAAGACAGTTTTAAACCGGTATAATAATTTGTTAGTATTGGAATCCACAGAAGAAAAGCCATGGGGGCACGGAAATTCATTAACATATATGCCGTCTTTAACTGCAAATGGTGGAAACTATGTATATATGGTATGCCCAATCAATGCTAACAATTTAATTATGTATGACGCTTCAACAGGAACCAATAATACAGTACCTGTAAATGGGGTGTCATCACAAATAAACATTGCTAATAAAATTGGTAATTCACCGCACATCATCGTGCAAACAGAAGATGATAAAATTCATGTTTGCCAATGTTCTGGAAGCGGTTTAGATGTTTCCTTTACTTCTGTATATTCTGTTTCTATTTCAAGACCAGTAATCCAAGCGAGAAAATTGGGGGGTCTTAACGGTTTAGCATATTTTAAAGGTAATATATTTACTTTATGGAGTGATAATACTTCAAGTGGGTATGACTTTGTGCGGAATGCGATTCGAGTTGATAAAGTATACGGCGGCTTATTATATCAATATTTGTGCAATCCTACTTACGAAGCTAAAGAATTTGAGGGTCTTAATGTTACTGGAGATACAATAAAAATGTTAGAATATGGTAATAATTCCGTTTTTACTGATTATAATTCATGGTCATTGTGGGAAATAAACCCATATGACAGCGGTTTAAGTGATAAAAGTAGTGAATTAGAATTTAACGGAGTGATAGGAGAGCAACGTATACGAGTAAATAGTACTAACGCTAACTGGGGGAGAGGAACAAGTGATTCACCATTTAGGTTTATTCAGTTTGCTATTAGTTATGCTTCATCATTCCAGCCTGTTCATATTCAAGGGGCGTCACCATCGACAGCGGTAGCGAGTGAAGAAATTCACATTAAAAATAGAGCGCACTATTTAAAAATTACTAATGTTAGATTTAACGGTAAAGTTACCGTGGAGAACTGTGCAAACGTGCAATTTGAAAATTGTGAGTTTAACTTTACAAGGGATTATCAAATTACAATCGATGGAAGTAACGTTGACTTTAGCGGTTGTACTGCTACTATGACTGGCGGTCAAAATGGAAATGGATGGATAAGAGCGGTAGGTAATTCGAATGTTGAGCTTCACAATTCATGCAATATTACAGCTAGAAATGTTGCTTCACTTAGTAGAGGGGCAAAGTTCAGTTTCGGAACTGACACAAAAGGAACGGTATATAATTGTATATATAACGAATCAAGTGTTTCGGTAGGAAGTGTAAAAGACATAGCTTATACGTATAAGTCATCTTTGAGTAAAGGCGGACTTGACGGAACAGTAAATGAATAAGAGGGTAAAAATATGAATATTAACTATAAAGATATAGCTAACATTTTGTGGGCAGGAATAAGTACATTCTTTGTATATGTTTTTGGGGGTATAGATGTGGCTTTTAAGTGCCTTATTATTATTATGATTATTGACTATAGTACTGGAGTTATTGCAAATAGGGTTAATCTCGATAGTAAAATAGGATTTAAAGGTATCGCTAAAAAGGTAATGATACTAGCGCTTGTGGCAGTAGGTGCACAAGTTGATAAAGCCATGGGGACAGATGGTTATATTTGCAGAACACTTGTAACAATGTTTTATATTGCGAATGAAAGCCTTTCAATCGTTGAAAATTCTGCTAAGATGGGACTGCCTGTGCCGCAAAAACTTATTGATTGCTTAGAGCAATTAAAAGGAAACGAAGAAAGCGAGGAACAAAATGAAAGCAAATGATTTCTTAAAAAATACGTATGGAAAGTGTTATGATATTGACGGATATTATGGAGCTCAGTGTTGGGATTACTTTGCATATCTATGTACTGTAATCGGTAGTAAAATAATTAACTGTACCTCAACAGGATACGTTATTGATATTTGGAATAACCGTAAAAATAACGGTGTTCTTGATAAGTTTAAAGAGGTAGCCGTATCTAGTTTACAAAATGGTGATGTAGTTGTATTTAAAAACGGAGGATGCCTTACACCTCTTTCCCATATTGGAGTATTTGCAGGATGGCTAAACAAAGGTAGAACGTTTACTTTACAAGCTCAAAATCAATATGGCAGTGCAAGCGTTAACAAGGGTCTTATGTATGTTAGCGATATTGCAGGGTGCTTGCGCCCTAAAGTATGGGATAATAAATCCCCGGATTTACCCATTAAATCAAAAGGTAAAGCTTCCGCAAAGTATGATTACATTCGTGTGCGTAACAAACCTAGTCTTGATAATTCCGCATTAACGGGGGATTGGTACAATACAGGAATGAAATTAAACTATCAAAACGTTGTAAAAGCTGATGGGTGGTATTGGTTAGAGTATGTAAGTAGTAAAACAAATAAAAAACATTATGTCGCTTACGGAACTACAGATGGAAAAACGGTTTACTGGAAAGTTGAATAAACTTGTGGTATAACCCAAACTTAACGCTGTCACACGGTTGTCTACTTAATTATGTTCTAGGCAACCGTGGCGGCGGTAAAACATACTCTAGTTTTGTAAAAGGCATAAAAAATAAAATATATAAAAATAAGCAATTTATATATTTGCGTAGGTATAAAAGTGAATTAGAAGATTTTGCTACACAATTTGACGAAGTTTCACGAGAATTTCCAGACTACATTATAAGCGTAAAAGGAAGAACAGGTTACATCATAAAACGCACAGGAGATGAAAAAGAAGATTCTAAAAACTTATATAAAAAGAAAAATATATTTTGCAAAGCGGTTGCCCTGTCTAATGCTGTAACAAAAAAGTCAACAAATTATGATAAAGTAAATCTCATTATATTTGACGAATTTATTATTGAAAAATCGTCAAAATTGTTTTATCTTCCAAACGAAGTTGACGCGCTTATTGGTTTTATGGAAACGGTTTTCCGAAGTCGGGAAAAATGTCAGTGTCTGTGCTTAGCTAACTCGGTTACCATGAATAACCCACATTGTGTTTACTGGGGATATACAAAAAGAATAGATAATAAAGACATTGTAAAGGACAAAGACGGTCTATTGCTTTTTCATCATTTTGCTGACCAAGAATATATAAAATTTAAATCACAAACAAAGTTAGGAATGCTACAAAGAAAATCTAAAATAGGAGGTTATCTGATAGATAACGAATTTATAAACGATGATTCTCCATTTATCAAAAATAAAACGCCAGAAGCGATACACATTGCAAGCGTTGATATTTACGGAAAGCACTTAGGTTTGTGGATGGACTATAAAGACAGTAAGTTATATATAAGTACCAAAGTAGGTAAAAATGACAGTATATCATATGCACTTACTACAGATGATATGCAACCAAATGTAGTAATGCTTCAATTTTTCAAAAACAATCATCATATGAGATTACTGCGTACAATGTTTCAAAATGCATGCGTATATTATGATGATACGGAAGCATATTTTAGCGCAAAAGATTTAAACAAATTACTTTAAAAGTATTGACATTAAATAAATCTTCTGATATAATTAAGATGTAGTTAAGGAAAGGAGAGATAAAATGAAAAAGAACATTATCACTGGCACAGCTTCAGTTAATGTACTTCTAAATAACGGAAATTCAATTTTAAAAGAAGTTGGTTTCGTAGGAAAATTCAGCGAAAGAAAAATTGTTAAAAAAGCGATTGCTGACATTGAAGAAGTATGCAAAGCTAAAGTAGTAAGTGGAAGTGTTAAAGAAGAAATAAACACTTATGAAATGAGCGAAGAAACTTTTATCGCAAATGCTACTATCGTATTAGATGATGAACAGTATGAGTTAGAATTAGATTAGTAAAGGAGAAATTAGAAAATGAAAACATTAAAAGAATTAGCAAAGGAACAGAACGGAACAAAAGAATGTTTTATCGGTAGAAAGCTTGAAAAAATCGAAAATATTCTAGGCGATAAGGTTACTTTAAGAGATTATGAACACAGAACAAAAAAGGTCGGAAATGGTTATAACCATTATATCGCCTTTATTGTTGATGAAGATAAAGAACATTATTATCACGGTGGTTCAAAATTAAGCAAATTTATTGAAGAAGTTGAAAAAGAAGAACTGGTTAATGACTTATGCCAGGAGGGGGTACCAATGATTATGACAAAAACCAAAACAAGAGATGGAAATACATTCACTGATATCACATTCTATCCGCCAGAAAGTGAATTGCCGTTCTAGAGTTAAAAGGGTGTGAAAACACTCTTTTTATTTTTATGAAAAAGAAAAAAGGGTATTACAGAAATAAACAAGGCGCTTGGCTTAACAGAAAGCTTATAAAAAGAGCTGAAAAACTGGCGGAACAAATAAATGAGCAAAGAGCCGAAAAACGTTCACAAATATTGAGTAAACCTTTTATACATGAGAAAGGTAGCCAAGCAGTTAAAGAAACAGTAGGGCAATATCACGGACAGAGGGCAACTAAATATCTAGGGGAAACAGCTTTTCCAGAGTTAAATAGTGTTAGATTTGACCCAGAAACATTACAATCTAACAGCATGTTAGAACGTAAAGTAAAAGCTTGGCAACGCATGAAAACTAAAAAATATGCTGAAAAAATGAACGCGTTATATAAAACTAATTTGATTAAATCAATAGAAACAAAGTTTGGAAATGTTGGTGACGAAAAAGAAACAAAAGAAATAATAAAAAAGATAAAAAGAATGAGCGCAAAAGAATTAGCTGAATTTGCGTATACAACCGAGGTATTAAACATTGATTTTGTTTATGGAAACCCAGAATCAGAAGATAATTTCAATCTATTTAAGGATACTGTAACAGATTTTTACAATAAAAAATACAGAAAAAAGAAGTAAGAAATGAAAACAAATATTAAAAATTCATACGCTTGTGATTTTGAAACATTAGTTTTAACGAAAGAACAAATAGAAGCAGGTATGAGAACGTATGTATGGGCATGGGGGTGTTGCAAAGTATACGATAATGATAATTATGACATGGTAAGCGGTACCTCTATTGATTCATTTATGGAATATGTTAAAACACTTCATAAACCTGTGTTATTTTTTCACAACTTAAAGTTTGACGGTTCGTTTATTGTGTGGTGGCTACTTAAAAACGGTTATAAATGGTCTAAAGAAAAAGAGCCTAAAACATTCGATACAATGATAAATAAGCAAGGAGTTTGGTACCAAATAAGCATTGTGTGGGATGTCAAAGGTAGAAATAAACATGAAACAATTATACAAGATAGTTTGAAAAAAATGCCATATAGCATTTCCGCTATTGCCAAAAATTTTGGATTTGATTCAGACATGCAAAAGTTGAAAATAGATTATAATTGTTATCGAAAAGAAAATGGTGTATTAAGCGCAACAGATAAAGAATATTTACGGCATGATGTTGTTATACTTGCTAGGGCATTAAAAATGTTATTTGAAGAGGGATTTAAGAAGATGACAACAGGAAGTGATACATTAGCAAATTTTAAAGAAAATATAGGAGGAGAAAAACAATTTACAAAATACTTTCCAGTTTTAGACCATGAAACAGATAAAATGTTGCGGAAGTCATATGCTGGAGGTTTTGTATATGTTAACAAAAAATATGCCAAAATTTCAGAAAATGGGCAAATTGGCATATGCTGTAATATAGATAAAAATAGTATGCACCCGTCTATGATGTGCACAAGGGAAATGCCGTACGGTCTTCCTAATTATTTTGAGGGAGAATATACTGGTGATAGTAAATGTTATATCCAACATTTCTTATGTCGATTTGATGTAAAAGATAGATATATACCAACAATACAGATAAAGAAAACTGTACGTTACTGTGATACGGAATACCTAGAGCACAGTAGAATAGATGATTATATAGACGAGCAAGTTGAATTATGGCTACCATCGCCAGACCTAGAAATATTCTTTAAACATTACAACGCATATGATATTGAGTACTTGGATGGTTTTTATTTTAAAACAGCAAAAGGACAATTTTTTAACGATTATATAAAATCTCTGATGAAAACAAAGGAAACAAGTGAGGGTGTGAAAAGGCTTATGGCGAAACTACGCATGAATGCATTATACGGAAAATTTGGGACGAATCCAGAAGTAAAAGAAAAAGAGCCTTATTTACTTAATGATGTACTAAAATTCCGCACGCCAACACACCCAGAATTTAAAGAAGACGGTGAGATTGTTGAAGTAGAGAATGTAACAATAAAAGACCCTATCTACTTACCACTAGCAATATTTATTACTGCATGGTCTAGATATGACATAATCAGTACAATAGACAAAGTTAACGAATCTTATATAAATTATAAATCTGAAAAAGACAGGTTCATATATGTTGATACTGACAGCGTACATATGATAGGATGGCATATACCTAAAAGCATAAAAATTCATGATACGCGCCTAGATTGTTGGAAAGTAGAAACTTATAATATAGGGGCAAAATATTTACGTCAAAAAACTTATATTGATAAAGTTATATGCAAAACAAACAAAGAAAAAAAGAAATGGTTATCTAAAGTAAAAGAATATGAAAAAGAGCATAAAGAAAGCGGTATGCCGTGGAAAGATTATGTAGAACAAAAACCGCCGCACTTTGGATATGAAAGGGGAATCATGTATCTGCTTGAAGTTAAGTGCGCAGGAATGCCAGACAAAATAAAAGATATATTAACCTATGACGCTTTCAAAGTTGGCTTTAAATCTGACCAAAAGTTAATAGGACACCAAGTAAAAGGCGGTGTGGTTTTAATGAATGATAAATTTGAAATTAATGCTAAAAAGTAGTTGACTTTTTAGTCTTCTTTTGTTATAATATAAGTGTAATAAAGGTAACCCCTTAAAGGAGAAAAAGAAAATGAAAACAACACTGGTAGAACTGGCTTATAAACTAATGGAGAATAATAAAGCAGATAAACTTCAGATTATATACAATGGTGTCACAATCGCGTACATGTCACCGAAAGAAGTGTACTGGGGTCTTTCACGTTTGTTTATAATAAAACACGTTGAATACTTGTGGGACTGGGAATATAGAGTAATTGTTGAAATTGATGAAAGCGAGGAAATATAATGGAAACTGTAGAAAGCATATTAAGCGAATTACCAAATAAACCAGAAAAATACGTAGTTATTATGTACCGTGGTAATAAAATTATGTCTGGGTTTAGAGATATAGTTATATGGGCAACAACAAGATTTATTAGAGAATGTAACGCTACTAAGGAAGAAGGAGTAGAGCTTGGTAGAAAAACATATTATATCATAATTGAAGAAGGAGAAATATAATGGAAACGTTAGAAACTATCATAAATAAGCTAATCGAAAACGGAAGTTATGAAATGGTTGGAATAGAATATCATGACCACATTATATACTTTGGCAGTTTAGAAAGCTTGAGAAGGACATTGGGTTATTATTTATTGGAATGTAAAGTTGATTCAACTCCTATAATGAAAAATGACCCGACTTATCTGTGTGTTATAACTATTAAGGATGGTGAACTTGATAAATGAAAAAACAGCTTATTAAAATAAAACTTAACTCTTTATACGGTAATCATGCGTACAAAGGTGATGTAAAAAATAAAGTTTATTTGCCAACACCAGTATTATTTATAAACTATTTGCTAAAACATATACTTTTATACGCTGATACCGACAGCGTTATAACTATTAAAGAGGGTAAATGATGAAATTATTAAAATACGCATTATGGTTTATCGCTGAAACAACATTGATACTTATGTTTCTAGCTTTATGGTGGAGGTAAAGAAAAAATGAAAATTAAAAGAATTATAAGAATTATACGGGTAATATTTCATGATATTATATCACATATAGTATACTGTGTGGAAGAAGAAGAAAAAGAACATAAAAAATGAAAAATACTAATACAACAATAAACCTTATGTGAACAGGTGCGCAAAGATTATCTTTAGGAGGAAAAAATAATGGATATTATGTGTTTGACAATAGTGAGTTGTGTTGCTATTATGGCGATTACAACAATATATTGCGTAGAAATAAATGTAGAAAGGAAAAATAATGATGAAGACTAATGACATACATAGAAAAATGCTTAGCGTTAGCAAAAATCTATTGACTGAACACAATTTAGATTTTTCGTGGTATATAAACGATTATCACGGAGTTGGCGGATATTTGCATAATGGAAAACTTCCTAACTTGATTGTTAGTGTATATTTGACAGATAAAGTGATAGAAATGTGCAGTGTTAAAATGCTAACAAATGACTTACAATATGAATACGCATGTGAGTTATTAAAAGAATACAAAATAAACTTGAAGGTAGATTAAAATGGAAAATTACAATAAAAGTTTTATTGACAAAAACGTATCTTCATGTTATAATTGTTATATAAAGAGAGGTAATAAAAATGAAACTAATTGACATCTTAACATCACTTGAAGACAACGATTTTATTGAAATAATGGAAACTAGCGAAGGATTTTCAATAGATTGTTATGTAAAAGATTCTATAAAGTACTTAGATAAATTCAAAAAAGGAATAAATACACAAATGACAGTTACTGACTATCAGTTCGTAAAAGAATTAAATATTCATAGAGTTTTGTGCGAATGAAATTTATTTCCGAATATTAAACCTCCACACCAGAAAGGTGATGGGGGTTTTTTTTCGTGGAAAATGTAT